TGATGGGGTCAACATCAAACGCTTTAGACAAAGGTGGTAGAAACTTTAAAAAACTTTATGATGAATCAGATGTTACTAAAAGAAACCGCAACGGACAGACTAGTTCGGGATTATATAGTTTGTTCATACCTATGGAATGGAACTACGAAGGATACATTGATTCTTATGGCTTACCTGTCTTCGAAACTCCCGACAAAGAAATACTTGGACCACAAGGCGAGTTTATCAACCTTGGAGTTATTGAGTACTGGGAAAATGAAGTTGAAGGATTAAAAGATAATCAAGATTCTTTAAATGAATTTTATAGACAGTTTCCTAGAACTACTAAACACGCGTTTAGAGATGAATCTAAATCATCTTTATTTAATTTAACTAAAATATATCAACAAATAGATTTTAATGAAGATGCTAATAATAAAAAATTAGTTACTCAAGGTAATTTTCTATGGCAAAATGGAGTTAAAGACAGTAGAGTAATATTTGCACCTAATAATCAAGGAAGATTTTTTATTTCTTGGATACCGGATGCAAACCTACAAAATAGATATATAGAAAAAAATGGTATTAAATATCCTGGTAATGAACATATGGGAGCTTTTGGTTGTGACCCTTATGATATATCAGGAACTGTAGATAAAAGAGGTTCTAACGGTTCTTTACATGGACTTACTAAGTTTAGCATGGAAAACGCTCCAGCTGATCAATTTTTTTTAGAATATATAGCAAGACCACAAACAGCAGAGATATTTTTTGAAGATGTTTTAATGGCATGTATATTTTATGGTATGCCTATACTAGCGGAGAATAATAAACCTAGATTACTTTATCATTTTAAAAGAAGAGGTTATAGAGGTTTCGCTATGAATAGACCTGATAAAGTATGGAATAAATTATCAGTTACAGAAAAAGAAATAGGTGGTATACCTAATTCAAGTGAAGATATTAAACAAGCTCATGCTGCAGCTATTGAATCTTATATTGAAACAGCCGTTGGGTTTAACGGTGATAGTTATGGAAATATATATTTTCAAAGAACATTAGAAGATTGGGCAGCTTTTGATATAAACAATAGAACAACACATGATGCATCTATTAGTTCAGGTTTAGCTTTAATGGCGTGTAATAGAAATAGATATGCACCTGTGAGTAGAAGAAAACGTGAACCAGTAGATTTAGGAATTAAAAAATATGATAATCGAGGTTCGTTATCAAAAATAATTAAGTAAATGAATATATACGCAAATCCAAATAGTGCTTTTCCTAGCCAAACAGTCTCTGATGCTGAAAAATCTTCAGAAGAATATGGAAGACAAGTTGCGCAAGCTATTGAAGGTGAATGGTGGCAGCAGGGTGGTAATGGTACAAGATTTGCTACTTCTTATAATAGATTTAATAGTTTAAGGTTATACGCAAGAGGTGAACAATCTGTTCAAAAGTATAAAGATGAATTAGCAATAAATGGTGATTTATCATACTTAAATTTAGACTGGAAACCAGTTCCTGTTATATCTAAATTTGTAGATATAGTTTCTAACGGTATGAATAACAAGCTTTATGAAGTAAAAGCTTACGCTCAAGATCCAGTATCATTAAAAAAACGAACTGCTTATGCTGATGCTATCTTAACAGATATGTTAGCTAAACCTTTTTTAAATAATCTTGAAGGTACGTTAGGTGTTAATAAATTTAACACAGATCAAAACAAATTACCTGAAACAGAAGAAGAGCTAGATATTCACATGCAATTAAGTTATAAGCAGAGTGTAGAGATAGCTGAAGAAGAAGTTATAAATAATACTCTTGAAAGAAATAGGTTTGAAAATATAAAGAAAAGATTTAATTATGATCTTGTAACTTTAGGTATTGGAGCTTGTAAAACAGCTTGGAATATGTCTAATGGTGTTAATTTAAAATATGTAGATCCAGCTAATTTAATATATTCTTATACAGAAGATCCTCATTTTGAAGATATATATTATATAGGTGAAGTAAAACAATTAACAGTACCTGAAATAGCTAAACAGTTTCCACAATTAACTCAAGAGCAATTAAAAAGAATAGAACAAACTAAAGGTTATCAAAAAGAAAGAGTAAACATGTACGGTTATAATTCTTATGATCCTAATACTGTTTCTGTTTTGTTCTTTGAGTATAAAACCTACAATGAACAAGTATTTAAAATAAAACAAACTGATACTGGTTTAGAAAAAGCATTAGAAAAAACAGATATATTTAACCCTCCACCTAGTGATAACTTTCAAAGAGTTTCTAGAAAAATAGAAGTATTATATGAAGGTGTAAAAATACTAGGAAACAATGAGCTTATAAAGTGGGATTTATCTGAAAATATGACTAGACCTTTTGCAGACAATACAAAAGTTGAAATGAGTTACACGCTTTGTGCTCCTCGTATGTATAAAGGTAGAATTGAATCTATAGTTAGTAAAATTACAGGTTTTGCTGATATGATTCAAATAACCCATTTAAAATTACAACAAGTTATTGCTCGTACAGTTCCAGATGGTGTGTTTTTAGACATGGATGGTTTAGCTGAAGTTGATTTAGGTAATGGTACAAATTATAATCCAGCTGAAGCTTTGAATATGTATTTTCAAACTGGTAGTATTGTTGGTAGATCTATGACACAAGAAGGTGATATGAATCCAGGTAAAGTACCTATTCAAGAATTACAAACATCAAGTGGTCAAGGTAAAATACAAAGCTTAATAGCTACGTACCAATATTATTTACAATTAATAAGAGATTGTACAGGATTAAATGAAGCTAGAGACGGTAGTATGCCAGAAAAAGATACATTAGTTGGTTTACAAAAAATGGCTGTTAATGCTTCTAATACTGCTACTAGACATTTAATGCAAGCTAGTTTGTGGTTAACAGTTAGAACTTGTGAAAATATATCTTTAAAAGTAGCTGATTCATTAAAAAATCCTTTATTAGTTAACTCATTAAAAAGTTCTATATCAACGTATAACACTGCTACTTTAGCAGAAATACAAAACTTACCATTACATGACTTTGGTATTTATTTAGATTTAGAACCAGAAGAAGAAGAAAAAGCTAGATTAGAGCAAAATATTCAAATGGCTATACAGCAAGGTGGTATAGATTTAGAAGATGCTATTGATATTAGAAGAATTAAAAATTTAAAACTAGCTAATGACGTTTTAAAACAAAAACGTAAAGCAAAACAAAAAAGAGAGCAGGAGATGCAAATGCAAATGGCTCAACAACAAGAGCAAGCTAAAGCGGCTTCAGCTCAAGCTATTGCTGAAGCAGAAATGCAGAAACAACAAGCTCTTACTGCTTCTAATGTGCAGTATGAACAAGCTAAAAATCAAATGGCTATTCAAAAACTAGAATATCAAGCAAAGCTTGAACAACAAAAAATGCAACAACAACATATGTTTGACATGGAGTTAAAGAAAATGGAAGTTGATGCTATGAAAGAAAAAGAATCTTTTATCGAAGATAGAAAAGATAAAAGAACTCAAATGGAAGGTACTCAACAAAGCGAGATGATAGATCAAAGAAACAATGATCTTATGCCTATAAATTTTGAGCAAAAACAAGGTATGTAAATACTAATTACTAATTTTATAATATTTTATTATGTCAGAAAAAGAAACAAAAAAGCCTGAGGTGACTAAAGAAGTCAAATCAGAAGGCGGTGATATGAAAATAAAATCTAAGCCTAAAAAGTTTACTGCAAAAGATCAACCTGTAAAAGTTGATTTAAGAAAAGATCCTAATGTAAAAGTTGAGGAACCAGTAAAAGTTAAAATTAAAAAAGAAGATAATGCCATTCAAATCGGAGAAACAAAGGAGGTACCTGTGGGCGACAAACCCGAAGCTAGCAAAAAAGTGGACGGAAAAGTATCAGAGTCCGAATCGCCTATTGTCGAACTTAATAAAGAAGAGCAAAAAGAAATAAAAAAAGTAGAACAGAAAGTTGCTGAAGCTAAAAGAGATGAGCAAGTATTAGGTAGAAAACTACCTGAAAATATTGAAAAGCTTGTTTCTTTTATGGAAGATACTGGTGGTACTGTTCAAGACTATGTGAGATTAAATCATGATTATTCAAATGTTAATGATGAATCTTTACTTAGAGAATACTATAAAAATACTAAGCCACATCTTACGCATGATGAAATTTCATTTGTAATGGAAGATCAATTTACGTTTGATGAGGACGTTGATGAAGAGCGAGACATCAAAAAAAAGAAACTTGCTAAAAAAGAGGCGGTTGCAGAAGCGCGTGGTCATTTAGAAGACTTGAAGAAAAGGTATTATGAAGAAATAAAACTAAGACCTGGAGTAACTCAAGAACAACAAAAGGCTATGGACTTTTTTAATCGCTACAACACAGAACAAGAAATAGCAACGCAACAACATAAAGACTTTGTTGACAACACTAAAAGTTATTTCTCTGATGAATTCAAAGGTTTTGATTTCGAAGTTGGAGAAAAGAATTTTAGATATGGGGTTAAAAACGCTAATGATGTTGCAGAGAATCAATCCAATTTAAACAACTTCGTCGGGAAGTTCTTAGACACAGAAGGAAACGTTAAAGATACGAAAGGTTATCATAAGGCTATATATGCTGCACAGAATATAGATAAAATAGTAAATCATTTTTACGAACAAGGGAAATCTGATGGAATTAAAACTGTAGTAGACAGCTCAAAGAATATTTCTAATGAAGCTCGTCAAACTCAAGGTGATATTTTTATCGGAGGTCTTAAGGTTAAAGCTATAGACGGTGTAGATAGTTCTAAATTGAGAATTAAAAAAAGTAAATTTAACAATTAAAACTATTTAAAAATGAGTGTATTAAGTCCTCAGTTCGGAAATTTAATTCCTACTCCCCAATTAGAAACATTATCATCAAATTATTTAAATTTTGCTGATGGAGGAGGAAACGATTTCGCGCAACAATATCTACCTGAAATTTATGAAGCCGAGGTAGAACGTTATGGAAACAGAACGATTGGAGGCTTCTTAAGAATGGTGGGAGCAGAAATGCCAATGATGTCTGATCAAGTTGTTTGGTCGGAACAAAACAGATTACATGTATCTTATGATAATGTAACTTGTGGAAATGGTGGTACTGCAAACACTTTAACTATTCAAGGTATAGGTGCAAACATCGTAAACGTTGTTTTCCCTAACCAAACTATTGTAATTATGGATCCTGCTGATCCTTCGTTTACTTGTAAAGCAATGGTAATAACTTCTGGTGCAACAGCTGCACCTGCAACTGGAGTTCTTACTGTACAGTCTTATACAAGAGCTAGTGTTAACGCTGGAGCTGCTAACAGAACTGGATTAAAGATATTTGTCTACGGTTCTGAATTTGCTAAAGGTGTTAACGGACCAGGAGCTGCTCAATCTATTGAGCCACAATTATCAGTATTTAGTAACAAACCAATTATTATCAGAGATAGATACGCGGTATCTGGTTCTGATACAGCTCAAATCGGTTGGGTTGAGGTTGCTACTGAAGATGGTAATTCTGGTTACCTATGGTATTTAAAAGCTGAAGGTGAAACTAGATTAAGATTCGAAGATTACTTAGAAATGTCAATGATTGAAGGTGAATTAGCTGCTACAAACGCTATTGCCGCTACTATTGGAACACAAGCTGGTGTTGCAGGAGCTACGGCTGGTCAAATTGGTACTGAAGGTTTATTTGCTGCTATTAATAATGGTGGTAATGTACTTTCTGGTTATGCTGGATCACTTCAAGATTTCGACTCTGTACTAAGATTATTAGACAGTCAAGGAGCAATTGAAGAAAATATGTTATTCTTAGACAGAAAAACTGAACTATTATTTGATAATATGTTGGCACAGCAAAATTCTTACGGAGCTGGTGGTACATCTTACGGTGTATTCGAAAACTCTGAAGACATGGCGCTTAACCTAGGTTTTTCTGGATTTAGAAGAGGTTCATATGACTTCTACAAAACTTCTTGGAAATACTTAAACGACGCTTCGTTAAGAGGTGGATCTTCAAACTTTGTTAACGGTGATAACATCGATGGTGTATTAGTACCTGCGGGAACTTCTACAGTATATGATCAATTACTAGGAACAAACATCAGAAGACCTTTCTTACACGTAAGATATAGAGCTTCTCAAGCTGATGATAGAAGAATGAAATCATGGTTAACAGGTTCTGTTGGCGGTGCTAGTACTTCTACTCTTGATGCTATGGAAGTTAACTTCTTATCAGAAAGATGTCTATGTACTCAAGCAAGAAATAATTTCGTATTATTTGTAGCTTAATTTTTATAAGGTTAGGGCGCTTCGGCGCCCAATACCTTTAACTTATTTAATTATATTATATTATGTCAAAAGAAAAAAAGATAAACTCGGCTGAAGAAAGCTGGGAAATAAAAGATAGAAGATATGTTATTAGAGGTGACAGAAGCCCTTTAACATTTACAATAAAATCAAGACATACAGAGAAATATCCTCTGTTATATTTTGATACAGATAACAACACACAAAGAGCGTTAAGATATGCTACAAATCAAGCTTCACCATTTGTTGATGAACAAAAAGGAGAAGTAACATTAAGACATATTGTTTTTGAAGATGGAGCTCTTTTTGTACCAAAACAAGAACAGGCTTTGCAAAAACTACTTTCATTATATCACCCTGATAGAAATAAAAGATTTGCAGAATTAATGCCTGTACAAGAAGCTGAAGACGAAGTTCAAATTATTAATTATCAGATCGATGCTATGATGTTAGCTAGAGATATGGGTATTGATCAAGCAGAAGCTATTATGAGAACTGAAATAGGATCTCAAGTAAACGATTTAAGTTCAAAAGAATTAAGAAGAGATTTACTTAAATTTGCTAAAGATCAATCATATTTATTTTTAGAATTAGCAAAAGATGATAATGTAGAACTTAGAAACTTTGGTGTTAAAGCTACTGAAGCTGGTATTATAAACCTAGCACAAGATCAAAGAAGCTTTACAATAGGTAAAAACAATAGAAAGTTATTTAGCGTACCTTTTGATGAAAACCCATATTCAGCATTAGCTGCTTGGTTTAAAACAGATGAAGGAGTAGAAATGTATAAATCTATTGCTAAAAAGCTTAAATAAATAATTAAGGCGGGTTCGCCCGCCTTTTTATAAAAACATTATAATGGCAATAAACGTAAATACTGTATATAAAACAGTCTTATTAATACTTAACCAACAACAAAGAGGATACATGACACCTGATGAATTTAACAAAGTTGCAGATCAGGTACAACTAAATGTATTTGAAGGTTATTTTGAAGATTTAAACCAACAGTATAGATTGCCTCAAAACGATACTGAATACGCTAATAGAATAGAAAACTTAGAACAAAAACTACAGTATTTTCAAAGAACAGGAACTAGTGCAGGAGCAAATCCTTTTACTTTAACAGCTGGTTCAACTACCTATAATGGTAACGTAGTAGTAGATACTATTTACAGGGTAGGTTCAGTATTTTATAAAGGAGTAGAATTAAATCAATATGCTCAAAGAAACGAGATAACACAATTATTACTTTCCCCGTTAACTCAACCAACAACAAATTTTCCTATATATTTATATGAGAACGATAAGTTTTATATATATCCTACGAGTATAATTACTCCAGCAGATATAACTTTTTCTTATGTCAAAAAACCAGAAGCTCCAATATGGAGTTATGGTGTAGGTTCATTAGGACAATTTGAATATGCATCAGGAACATCTATAAACTTTGAACTAGCTGCTTCTGAGCAAAGCAATATTATAACTAGAGTATTATCATATGCTGGTGTAATAATAAATGATCCTACAATAATACAAGTAGCTCAACAAGAAATAGCTTCTGAACAACAAAATGCAAAACAATAAGATATGCCTAAACCAGATGGCGGGTTAATCCGTGAAAACAATTTACAATATTACGCCGGCGCGCAGATTATTTATACTTCAGCAGGAGCAACTACTATATATAATTTTACTTTTAACACAAAATTAATATTAGGAAGCACAACTAGTTACGCACCTACTGATCCTAATTATATACAGAATAATTTTCAAATATACACAAGTCCTAATGGTATAAACAGTTGGACTGAGTTTATTACAGCATACACATTAACTTATATTCAAGACGGTACAAATTTAACTAGTAGAATAACATTGGCAGCTGGTCAACCCGTTGGTACATATGTTAAAGTACAATTAAAACAAGGTGCTGTAGAAGATAATTACGGAAGCTATGAATACATAAAATTAAAAGATGTTATTAATAATTTTATTGTAGGTTATGTAGGTCAAGATAAATTAATACCTAGAGTTAATAGAACAGATGTTATATTTCATGCTAAAAGAGGTTTACAAGAATTTAGCTATGATACATTAAAAAGTATTAAATCTCAAGAATTAACAATACCAGAAAATCTTTCATTAATAATACCACAAGATTATGTAAACTATGTTAAGCTTTCATATATAGATGGTAACGGAGTAAAACATACTATTTATCCTACACAACTAACTAGTAGTCCTTATTACACGCCTATACAAGATAAACATGGTAAACCAGTTCAAGATAATTTTAGTGACAACATTGAAGGTACTTCATTAACAAATGACAGATGGCAAGCAATGAATCCTAGTAACATAACAGGGTTTTGGCCAGTAGACACTAGTAATCCAGATATTTTTATGTATGATTGGTGGGGTGAACCAGGTGGTCCATGGGGTTGGTATGGACAAAGATACGGGGGCGATCCTGTTAACATGCAAGTTAATGGTTGGTTTAATATAGATGAAAGAAGAGGTACTTTTAATTTCTCTAGTGATTTAATGGGTAAGTTAATAATATTAGAATATATATCTGATGGTTTAGCTTATGATTTAGATACTAAAATACCTAAATTAGCAGAAGAAGCTATGTACCAACATTTATTATACAGTGTAATGTCTACTAGAAGAGACACAGCTGCTATTGCTCCTCAATATAAAAGACAAAGATACGCTGCTTTGCGTAACGCTAAAATTAGATTATCTAATATTAAATTAGATGAAATCGTACAAGTAATGCGAAACAAAGCTAAATGGATTAAACGTTAAAATATGCCAGAAATAAAAAACTCCTTTTTAAAAGGTAGAATGAATCAAGATCTTGACTCTCGTATTTTACCAAATGGTGAATATAGGGAAGCTATCAACTTATTGATTAGTAGATCTGAAGGTAGTACTGTTGGTGAGTTTGAAAATATTTTAGGTAATACTAAAGCTAGCGCTATATCAAGTAATAAAAGACTACGTATTATTGGTAGTTTTTCAGATGAAACAAATAATAAAGTTTATTTATTTGCTACTGATTTTAGTAATGCAGCCGCAAGTGCTAGAGCTGCTTCTACTAATACATGTTCTATAATAGAAATTGATTTAAACGGTCAAATACCTATAACACCTGTTGTTTTAGTTAGTGGTTTTTGGTTAAACTTTAATCAAAAATTTCCTATATACGGAGTTAATTTATTAGAAGATTTATTATTTTTTACGGATAATTTAAATCAACCAAGAAAAATAAACGTAACTACAGCAAGAAACAACCCATATATATCAGCTGGTAATCCAGGAGCTTATACAGAAGAAATGCAAATATCTGTTGCAAAATATTATCCTTGTATACCAGTAGTTCCTATACAAAAAACAAAAGGACTTATTAGTAGTAGTGCTACAAATAGCACGACCGTGATAGTTTTACATGGAAGTTCTGCTTCTCCTAATATAAAAGTAGGTGATATAGTAACTGATTTTGATCAAACAGATGTTACTGGTTTAATTATTACAAATACTTTACCTCCTGTAAGAGTTGTTGAAGTTATGAATCCAGGCACTAACACTCAGTTTAGAGTTAGCCCAGCAATGACAATAGCTGGTGGCGGAACTAGACTACCAACAGGCGCAAATATTGATTTTACTAGAAGTAGTATGAAGAATAGTAATTCACAATATGTTTCTAATTATTCTATACAAACTATTGATGATGCTTCGTTTGGTGGTAATACTAAAGTTCGTATTACTGCTAATGCATCTTTAGGTGGTGTTCCTAGAGTTGGTGATATTGTAACTAATTTAACTGTTCCTGATGCTATACCTAATTTAAACCATGGTACTGCTGCTTATCGTTATCCATTAAGAGTAACTGATGTAGCAATTTCCAATGTTAGCACTACCGACACTGGTAGGTGGACAATAACATTTGATAAAGATATGACAGCTGGTGGTAATTTAGCTGGTATTGTTAATAGTAATCAAATAGCAATTGGAAACAATGAAGATTATGATGCAACTTTTAAAGGCGATACTAAGTATTTAGAAGATAAATTTGTTAGATTTAGCTATAGGTTTAAGTTTAATGATAATGAATATTCTTTAATGGCACCGTTTAGTAATATAATGTTTATACCTAAACAACAAGGTCAATTTAATTTAGGTCAAATAAATACAAAAGTAGACGATATAAATAATTATTATCAAGATGAAACTGACGCGTATACAAGCACTATAGTTGAATGGTTTGAAAATGATGTTGACACTATTGATGTTAAAATACCTTTACCAGACACTATTAGTAATTTAATCAATGTTTATAAAATACAAAAAATAGATATAATATATAAAGAATCTGATGCTTTATCAACAAAAGTTTTAGATACTATAGATTTAAGTACACCTGGTTTAACTTTAGAAACTATAGATTACAACGATGATGTAAACGGTTTGATTAGTCAAAAATATTATAATTACAATTATAAATCAAATAAACCTTATAAAACTTTACCACAAAATCAAACAACTAGAGTTTATGATAAAGTTCCAGTTAGAGCTTTAGCTCAAGAAGTTTCTAGTAATAGAGTTATATATGGGAATTTTGTAGAAAGAATGACACCTCCTAGCACTATACCATATAGCGTTAGTGTTACTAACAGTGATTTAGAATCTTCTAATTACGCGGCTATTTATCCTCATCAAACTATAAAGCAAAACAGAACCTATCAATTAGGTTTTGTATTAGTAGATTATTATGGAAGACAATCAGATGTTATATTATCTTCATTTGACAATGATAATAATCAATCAGGTTCTAGTGTATACGCTCCTTATAGATCTAGCGGAGAAGCTACAAGCGCACCGGTTATAGACTGGTTAGGTAGTAATTTAACAGTAAGCATAGATGAATCTTTTGGAGGTACACAAAACTTTGAAACAGGTGAGCCAGGTTTATACAGAGAACATGGTTATGCTGCTAGTGTAATAGCTATAACTGATGGTGATAGTAATTATGAAATAAACACGACATATGCTACAACAGGTGGAACAGGAACTGGATGTGTGGTTAGAGTTACAAGTGTTGGAGGTGGTGGTGTAATAACAGGTTTAACTATTATAAACGCTGGTAGTGGTTACACACAAGGAAATGAATTAACTATAACTGGAGGTGATGGTGCTGGAGCATTTACTATAAATACAGGTATTTCTAATCCATTAGGTTGGTATAGCTATAAAATAGTTGTTAAACAACAAGAACAAGAGTACTACAATGTTTATTTACCTGGATTTATAAATGGTTTACCAATACAAAATCAAGTATGGAATGGTTCACCTACTTTAGGTGCTGGTTCTTTTTCACCTATTGAAACACAAAGAAATAAAATATTATTTTCAACACTATTAAGTGACAATATAAATAAAGTTCCTAGAAATCTAAACGAAGTGGGACCAACTGATAGAGAGTTTAACAGTGATGAAATTTTATATATAAGAGTAAACAACCCTAATGCTACTAAAGACGAGGAAGTTAGAAACTTACAATATTATCCTGGACAATTAGCTCAAAATGTTTTAAACATAGGAACAGCTAAAGAAACAGAATTAGCAGCTATACCTTTTGCAAAATTTAGAACAAGTTACACTTTTGGTGGTATAATTATAGGTGCTACTGGTAATCAAGGAGATTATGGTGGTGTAACACAATACAACCCTAATGGTGTTTCAGAGGCTACAGCTACTATAAACGCAGGAAGAACACCTTATGGAGACGTAGGAGATGTTCAATCATTTTATGGTTCTGAACAAAATCCTTTTATAATGAAAATTGCTCAAGTAGAAAACTTTGGTAATCCTATAGGCGCAATGGTTGTAGGAAAAGGAGAAGGCGCTGCTTCAGGAGGTAATTATCCTATACCTCACGATACTAATTATAACTCAACTGGTACTCCATTATCAGATCAAAGAAACATGGAGCCAATTTTATCTGTTGCGGAAACTAAACCTGTATATTCAGCATTAGAATTATTTTATGAAACAGCGATGACTGGTAAGTTAGAAACATTAAATGGTATGATAGATACTAATTATAATGGAGCTGTAAGAATCAATGCAAGTGAAGGTACTTTTTCTGAAGCAACAGCAAGTGGAACTAACGTTGGACCAGCATTTAAATTTATAAATGGTTCTGGAGCAGAAATAGCATATGGTAGTATTGTAGGAACACCTATTATAACCAAAGTGTATAGACAGAACGATGCTAGTCAGACAAATGTACCTGGACTATTTACACTTATTTCAACATCTTCTAATAATGAATTTCAAATAAGAACAGCATCAACTTTTTGGTACGGTGTTGCTTCTAATAATATACCTTCTAGTGATGTTTATATATTTAATTTACAGGTAACAAGTTCTGGTGGAACTTATGTAGACAATTTAAATGGAGCATTAACACTTAGTTTATCAAACAGTTCACCAATAATGTACAGTGATGCTTATAGTACTCCAATAAACACATCATTTGCAGTTACACCAAATCCAGCTGTAAACGATACTAACATAGTTCAGTTATATGGTGCTAATGGAACAGTTGATACTACTAATAGAAATCAAGAATTAGTATGGACAATAGGTAGTTTAGCTCCAGGATCGGGAGGAGCAACTTCTGATTTTAGTATTAGTAACACAGGTTTAATAACTAGTAATGCTACTATGACTAATGAAGGAAGTTATGGATTATTTATAAATTTAATCGATGTAAACAATACAGGATCTAATAAAATAGCTATAAGTAGAACTATAACTTGGACAGCTGGTACTGCGTTAGCCCCTAAAGCTATAGGTAGTGGTCAAGTTGCCCCTGTAGCTTCATATAATTTAACAGGTACTGGCAATAGTGGTGAATATATATTTGCAGATGTTGCTAATAGTTATGCAGCAGACGGTTCTGGAAGTCCTTTTGGTAGTCCAGCCAGTACTGTATTTAACATTAAAAAACTTTACAATGCTAGTGCTCAAGGAAGTGCTGCTTGTTCAGGAACAGCAACCGCTGATTTATTCCAAGGAACTATAAAGATAACACCTAAGTTATCTAACACCTCTACAGCTGCAGGAGATATTAGTGTGCTTTTTTCTATACAATACAGAACTAGTAGTAGTGCTAGTTGGTCTTCTATAAACAGTGTTACTGGTGGTGGATTAGATGTATGGACAGCTAGTACAAGCACAGTTCAACTTACTAAAAGTACTGGTTCAGCAGGAAATGTAAGTAAAAACTATAGATTTGATGAGCTTGGAGAGTACAGAGTTTTAACAAGTGGACTTAGTGGTGATCAATCTGGTATCGCTATATTTGAAGTAGAGTTTATGGACGGTGCTTATAATCAAGTTACTACTGGTCCTTGTAAAGAGTAATTATTTAAAAAAACAAGTAATAATATAATAAATGGCTATAACAATAGATGTTAACTTCTTTAATTCCTTTGTTTTAAAAAGAGTTTATGCAAGTGATGGTAATGGTGCTACGGATCAAATACCTTATGCTAGCAACCAAGGAACAAGATCATCAGGTTGGGAAAATAGTCTTATTGTATCTAATCCTACTTATGACTGGTGTATTGAAGAGTCTAGAATAAGAGGTGGTTATAATAATACCAGTATGGATATAGGTGTTAAAGCGTATATTGTAGAAGAAAACGATAGTCAACAAAGGAAAAGTAATTCTTTAATTTACTCAGGTATATATAACTCTAGAACAGGTATAAATAACACAAATCAATTTAGTGTTGCAGAAGAAATAACTAAAAGTGTAGATCCTGTAGGTGGATCAATACAAAAATTATATGCAGAAGATACTAACTTAACAGTATTTCAAGAAAGAAAATGTAATGTAGCATTAATAGATAAAGATGCTATATACAGCGCAGAAGGTGGAGGATCTTTAACCACAGTTAATCAAGTTATAGGTTCAATTACTCCTATTCCAGGAAACTGGGGTATTAGTACTAACCCTGAATCTTTTGCTACATATGGATATACAAAGTATTTTGTAGACAAAGATAGAAACGCTGTTTTAAAAATGGAAGGAACATCTATACAGGAAATATCACAAGCAGGTATGACTGATTTCTTTAGAGATCAATTATCAGCTATTGGTACAGATGGTGATATATTAGGTTCTTATGATGTTTATAATAAAAACTACGTCATATCTTTACAACCTAACGGTAGATATTCTAGTTCTAATACAACTACTGATTTATATAAAACATTAACATGGGACGAGCTAAATGCTGGTTGGGTTAGTTTTTATACATATCAACCAGATATAATGTTTAGTGTAAGAGGTGATTTTTATTCAGCATCACCAAGTTATAATCCTACAAGTGGAGCTATAAGTACAGATTCATATTTATGGAAACATTATACTAATGCTGATAGAAATAGTTTTTATAATTATAAAACACCTTCATCTGTACAATTTGTATTTAATCCAGAACCAAACTTTATAAAAACATTTAAAACTGTTAACTATGAAGGTAGTAATGGTTGGGAAATAAGTGATTTTAAATCTGATAGTACAGGTCAAAACGCTTCAGTAACACCTACTGGTAACTGGTTAAGTAATTTTGATCAAGCAACTGGTAATGTTAGACTTTCTACAGGTGCAGCCAGTGGTACTAGTTATAATAAAATATATAGTTATAACGAAGGATTATACACAGAAAACAATATTGAATATAGAGCAGGTTTCTATAGAAAACAAAATAAATACTACGCTGTAGTACCTAACAACACTCAAACACCTATGTATGGTGAGGTTATATTTGGTAATCAAACAATGGGTATAAAAGGATATTTTACAACAGTAACAATGAAAACAGATAATACAACTAACAACGGGGGACCAAAATCTTTATTTGCGGTCAGCTCAGAATTTATAACAAAATAATTATGCCATTAGATCCAGTAACATTAGGAATAGCGTCAAGTGTAGTGACAGGTATCTTTGGAGGAGGTGCTGCTCGTAGAGCTAAAAGAAGAGCTCAAAGAGAAGCAAAAAGACTTCAAAATAAACTAAACCACTTAGAAAATAATAGACAAGCTATAATTGATCCTTTTAGAGGTATACAAGATATTTCTGGTATGGCTTTAGATAGATCTTCACAGATGACTAATGCTTACAATAATTTATCTGTTGCTACTCAAGCAGCTGAAATGCAGATAGAACAAGCTGATATTAGTTTAGCTAATACGTTAGACACGTTGATGCAAACAGGTAGTGGTGCTGGTGGCGCTACTGCTTTAGCACAAGCTGCTTTACAAAGTAAAAAAGAAGTTTCTGCTAGTATTGAACAACAAGAAGCTCAGAACGAAAAAATGAGAGCACAAGGAGAAGAGAGTTTAGAACAAAGACAAATAGCAGAAAAAGGTAGAATAGAAGGAATTAAAATGTCTGAAGCTCAAAGGGTTCAACAAGCTAGAGCTCAAGGTGAACAATTTATGTTTAACCAAAGAGAAAACAGAGAGATGCAAAAAATTAATAGAACAGCTGCTCAACTTGATAATGCCCGTGCCGCTGTAGCCCAAGCTCAAAGAGATGGTACTTCTGCAATTACTGGAGCAATTGGAGGTATAGCTAACGCATTAACTAAAGTTCCTGGTAATCCAGATAAAGAAAACTAATTATGTCATACGAACAACCTAAATATATAAACGAATCACAAGCGGATTTATTCCAGAACATGCAGAATAAGATAGACTCTGCTGTAATGACTTCTAAAACTACAATAGCTAGAGAAAAGTATCAAGCTGATGTAAAAAGAAATCAAGATATTGTTATGGGTGGTAACGCGTCTGCTGAAGTTATAAAAGGTATCAATGATACAAATTATGGCGATGAGTTTACAACTGGTAAAGTAGATAGTTTTTTTGATAATTATGAAACTTCAGATGGTAGAACAATA